GATAGACCACAGGTCGTCAGGGTTGTTAACAACGGGCGTGCCCGTGAGCGCTACCCGGTACTCGGCGTCACGAGACACGCCCCACACTGCCCGCGTGCTGTGAGCCTTCGGAGACTTGATGCGGTGAGCCTCGTCCACCACGACGGCTTGCCATTGGATGTCATTGAGGTCCTTCTCTGCTTTCTGCTCGTCGGTCAACACGGTGTTGCCGAACGACGCCTGCTTCGTGTGCTTCACGAGCGACTCGTAGTTGATGATGGCGACCAGGTTCTCTTGCCCCGCCATCTCAGCGATCAGCTTCTTGCGCTGGGCGGCCGTGCCCTCGACCACGACAGGGGTAGCGTCGGTCCACTGCTCGACCTCCTTCGCCCAGTTGTGCTTCAGGCTGTTGGGGCACACCACGAGCAGCGGGTAGGCGTCGACCTGATCGATAGCGACCAGGGTCTGCACCGTCTTACCGGTACCCATCTCGTCAGCGAGCAGGACCCGCTTGCCCGCAGCGATGAACCGCACGCCCGCCGCCTGGAAAGGGTACAGGAAGTCCCGGCCTTCGATCGGGTCAGTGGCGTCCCGCCGGGCGGCCTGACGGTCCGCCCACTGGGCCAGCTCGCCGAACCTGGCGACGGCGCCGTCAGTGTACTGTGCTCCGGGGAAGTCTCCGAGGCACGCCAGTGCGGTCAGCCCGAACGGCACCGTCCACACGTCCCGGGCTTTGTTGTAGCGGCAGCCGGGGATGAGCTTCAGCGACACGGTGTCCCGGTGCCCGGCGGCTACCGTAACCACCTGCCCTATCACGTCTACGGTGATCATGTGAGGAGGGCTTTCGCTAGTTGGGGGACGAGTACTTCTCGAACAGCGGGCTTCTGGGTAATCAAGTATACCATAAGGTGCCGGGCTGCGTCGTTGGCGTGACCGTCGAGGGACGGATTAAACCAGCCGAGCGCCTTCAACTTGTCGTCAGTAGAGAAGCTCTTGGCTTGCGCCGGGGTCTGGATCTTGAGCGGGAAGTCCCGCCGCTGGCTCTCGATGACCAGCCAGCCGTTGATGTCGAGGGCGTCGAGCGACAGCGCCGTCTTCAGGGTCCGCTCAGAGATCGTAAACTTCTCGGTCACCACCTCGATGTCGCCGTGCAGCTGGTGCCACACGTTGTCAACGAACCGGATGGTGGACTGCACATCGTGTTCGTAGGTACGGAACTGGCTAGAGCCGTCGTACACGGCGATGCCGGAGATCTTTCCGGGATCTATTGCTATTATCATAACTACCTCGTCGTCTTTAGAAGGGGATGGAACGGAGCCTTACAGCTCCGGCAGTACGTCAGCTTAGGCGGACCCATAGGGCCTTGCCTCGTAGGTGTGGGCTTCTCGCAGTAAGGGCAATCCGTGGACCTCACGAATACTTACTGCCCCACGAGTCGTACGGGCCCTCGGCCTCGGCAGGGATAGGTATGCTGTACCAGTCCGTGTTAGTCATAATCTCTTCACACTCCTTAGATAGCTTAGCGCCCTCACCCTTCGGAAAGGAGAACGTCAACTCGTCGTGCACCGGCAACATGATATAGTCAGCGAGCCCCGCCTTATCCAGACGGCACGTCGCCTCCTTCAACACGTCGGCCCCGGAGCCCTGGATCTTATAGTTCGTCAGCGCATATAGCTGGTCGGGGTAGGCCACAGCGGTCCGGCCCCCGATAGTAGTCACCGCTGCTTCCTGCTTGTTACGCACCATTGCGAGACCTTCCTGCTCCAGCTTATCCTTAAATCGGCGGATACCAGGGAACCCTTTATCATACAAAGCCAAGAACTTCTTGACGGCATTCATGCTTAAGCCGGTAGCGGATGCGAGCTTCTTATTGCCCGCACCGTACACCATAGCAAAGTTAAAGGTCTTAGCCTGCACCCGGGTGACCCCCAACTGGTCCGCCACCAACTGATGAGGGTCACCCTTGCCGCCCGCAAACTCAGCCAGCCAGGCGTCGTCGCCCGACTCGGCCGCCAGAATCCGGTACTCCTGCCCGCTATAGTCTATAGCGTACAGGTCGCAGCCGTCCTCCGGCAGGATAGCGTTACGAATAGCCGGGTCCCTCGACGGCAGCGTCTGCAGCGGCGGCCCCGTGATAGACGACCGGCCCGTCTTCGCCCCGAGCGTCCGCACGCTCGGATGTACCCGCCCGTCGGACTGCATGAAAGGAGACAAGTAAGTCGAGCACCACTTGATCTTTCGCTTATAAGAAACCAAAGCCGTTGCCACTTCAGCGAACATACCGCCCCGGCTTTCCAACTCTTTAAGGACTAAAGAATCTAGCTGCGCTTGCCCTGTCTCCGTAAGGAGGTCAGGTTCCCATCCGATCTTACGCAGCGCCTGCTCCACCTGCTGGTTAGAGCTAGGGTTCTCGATGCCCTGCGAGTTGAGCCACAGCGCCGTATCCTCGGACTCTAGAGTCCAATCCATAAGCAGGTTCCGGCTGTACTCCGTGTCGATGCGTACGCCCCGGGTTTCTGCTGCGTACATGATAGCCGTGTATGCCATCTCTCTATCGTAGGCATTGTGCGGCAGGTCGGCATCGTGGTACAGCTCCTCAAACAAGCGGGCCGTAAGAATCGTATCAACTATACCATAACCCCAATAGAGGGGGTGGTCGACCGGCATCAACCACCACTTAACATTAGCTTTCTTAGCGGCCTGCTTCAAGAAGTAGTCGCCGTCGCCCGCCCACGTACCAAACATCTTAGTCGAGATGGTCTTCAGGGCGTGACTGTCGCTCGGGTGCAGCAGGTGATGCAGCACCATAGTGTCCTGGACCTGCTCCCAGTGCGGCACGGGGAACCCGTCGCCTTCGAGAGCGTGCATGTCGAACTTCGAGTTATGCATCGGGACCGACACGCCCGACTGGCGTACCTGTTCGAGAGCCCACGTGATCAGGCGAGGGTGCCACTCGATCGGGATAGCCCAGCCGCTAGTGGTATTGCCGAACTGAACCAGGCGGGTGAACGCCGGTGTCCACCACTCTAGCCCGGTCGTCTCAGTGTCGATCGCTATGGGGGTCCGCTCGTTCAGGTTGGCGGTCAACCAGACGGCGAACGCCTCAACCGAGGCGGGATCGTCGACGATGTCTAGCGATAGGTGCTCTGAAGGGGTCATATCTCTCCGGGGGAAGTCGAAATAGGTGGGCGCTCAGGATAGCCCAGAAGATTACGGTGGGCCATCGGCGTCGAGGGTCGAGCACTGCTCGGTAGTAGGCTGTCGAGAGGGTCTCTCGGCGGGTGATCACCGCCCACGCATCGTAGGCTACCACGTAGAGCACCAGACCGAGCCAAGCCTTGTCGCCTTCAGTCATCGGGGGGTCTCCTCGGGGGATGGAGGGGCTGCTAGGCTGCGACCTTGCTGGCCACAGCTGTCTTGAGCACGGACACCGCCGCCGCAATAGCTGCGACCGCCGCTGTCCGCACTGTCGTGACATCGGCCACCACGAACACTGCTAGGAAGGCTTGCGCCGCCGTCCACGCTGCTCGTGTTGCGATGTCTACCATTGTGTTTGTCATATATCTTCTCCGGGTTCGTCAAGTTCCAGTATAACAGATTCGGGGCGTCTACGGTCCTGCAACTTGCGTTGTAGCTCCAACAGCTCAGCGGCGCTATCGCCCGAGATCAAGATGTTAGTCGTCGACTCGATCAGAGGCTGATCCTTCTTAGCGTCCCGCCCGAACGTCTTCTCCAACAGCTCGCTCGCCCGCAACCGGTCCTTGATAGGCATCTCCTCATCGTTCATCACCTTAAACCAGAACTTGTGAGCCGTCTCAATCTTCGCCGCCTCGGCATCCTGAATCTCCAAGAGAAACTCGGGGAACGACTGGCAGTACCGCCACACCGTCGAAGGGTTAACCCCTATCAGGCGGGCCGCCTCGTCCCGCCCGTGCTTCTCCCGCAGCTTCGAGAGATACAGCTCCCGGGTCGCTGCGTCGTCCAACAACTTGATCTTACGCTTGTCCATTGAAGTTGAAGTCCTCTCTAGCCTTAGCATAGTTCAGGGTGACCATCGCTAGCATGTTCCACGCTACCGCTGCTGCGTGCAACGTGCCGGTCTCGCCGTCCACGTGCTCGCCCTGCACCAGCGCCGCCAGGTGGCGGCAAGCCGAATCAAGATACTCCTGATCCGGCTTGCCACCGAGCAGCCAGTTAGGCACACCGTCCACGTCCGGGTATTTCTCCCGACCGGCGGAGCAGTGAGCGGCAAGGGCATTCAACCCGTCCTTGAAGTGAAAGAGCTGGGACAGCTGCGGCTTGCCGGTGTTATCCCTGGCTGCTTTCAACTCGTCCACCATTCGACAGGCTGCACGGGCACGCCCATACGCAGCGCCACCGACACCTCGTTCAGTGCACCGAAGCTATCGGACCAGTCTTCGAGGGTAGCGACACCGTCGCAGGTGAGCACGTCCGCCGTGTTCCGCAAGATAATCTCCGACAAGATGGTGCCCTCCGGCAGGTCGTCCCAGTCGCCGGTCTCGGACGACAGAGCCGCCATGTTGACGGCCTTGCTATCCCGCAGCGCCGGGTTGACCGGTTCGTAGCCGCCGCTAATGAGGCGCCCTTCCGCCTCAAAGAACGCCGGGTAGTTGAAGTGCCGTAGCCCGGACATCGGGCCCGCTATATAGATTCGTTGCGTTATGTTCATGTTCACTTTCTCGACCATATCCCTGACCGCCAATCCTCGTAATGTTTCGGGTAAGCGTGCGTACCGGCCTTGTCGTCGTAGACGTCGGGGATAGGGGCCCGCCACCAGGGCCAGTCTAGGTTAGTGGCGGACTCGACCCTCACGAGCCCGGTGGGCTCGCCGCAGTGCCGACAGTTCATAGCCGCACCAGGGCCCGCAGGCGGGTGAGCGCTCGCTTACGCCACGTCTCACGGGGCGGAGGGCGCAGGCCGGGAGTAGCGAACAACTGCTGCTGCTGCTGCGACCAATCGTAGGGATCTCGTTGCGTGCTCATTCCTTGTGGCGCCTGCCCCGGGCTTGCTTCTTGCTGTTGGATGCTTTCTTGTTGGTGGCGGTCCACATGCGATGCCTGCCCGGGACCCACCGGGCCTTCGTTGATTGTGAAATAGTCTTTCGCTTCCGAGTCACGTATCATTCACTGCTCCAAGTTTGGTCATAGTTACGGGGGTTATTGCTGTGGTCATCCAGATAATCGGCTGCCTTACGCAGCCGGGCCGAGTCGTCGTCCAAGCGGCCGAGCGACACGTTACAGCTCGTACAGAGCAGGCCCCGCACCTTGCCGGTAGCGTGGTCATGATCGACAGAAAGTTTAGGACGGGCCTCGTCCGGCTGCTCACAAATAGCGCACACGTTGTTCTGCGCCTCGGCAATAGCGGTGTACTCCTCTATGTGCAAACCGTACGTCCGTCGCAGGTACGATACGAACTTCTCGTCGTCGGACTGCAGGTATTTGCCGTCGACGTCGGGGTGACGGACCCACCCGGACCCCCGCTTACGGTCGTACTCGGCTCGCTTGACCTTATGGCGCTCATGCTGTACAGCCTGGTACCTGCTGTAGCAGGGCTTGCAATCGAGACGTAGCGCCCCGTTCTTGCGGCGGTAGTACTCCGTTTCGAGCTTCATCTTGCCGCATGTCTTGCAGGTCTGGCGTGTAGCCTTCTGGGTAGTCATTTAATATCCTCAGTCAGGTATATGGGGGCTGTAGGCTAGGGGGCTAGACCCCTACTATAACACACTCCCTAACGGTCCCTGGCATCGGGCATGGGCGTATTGTGAGGACCACGAACGTGACCTCGGCCGTAGTTAGCGTGCCGGTCCGGTTTGATGTGTAGGATAGACAGCGGGCCTCGCGGCCTGCCCTCTGGTCGTTTCGGCGGCTCGTACACGTAGCCTACCCTAGCCTCCGGCATCAACGCTACGTCCTTGTCGGACCACAAGCGCAGCCCGCCACGGATCTGCCACGGGTAGCGCTCGCCCGTATTAGCGGCGTCCTGACGACACTCCTGCACCACCGGACAGACCCGGCACAGCGACATCGCCGCAGAAATAGCACCAAAGCCGGGCTTCTCGGACCAATGGAACGTAACATCGCTCCCCCGGCACTGTGCGTCATCGAGCCAGATATTCTCACGGGGTCGATCCTCGATAGGAAAGCTCATCGCCCACCAACCAACCACAGCGCCAGCCCGCCACGTATCTCGAAGACATCGTCGTACCCCTCCAGCTCCGTCGGCGTGTCAGCCAAGCACTCGACCTTGACATCGCACGAGCGGCACACAGCGAGCGCCTGCTGCGTCTCAGCCTCGGTTGGCTCCTCTGACCACACAAACTCCGGTGCGTCGCCCTCAGCGGCGCACAAAGCCCTCTCAAGCCAATCCGTGCCAGGATCCTTATCTGGTACTACTTGCATGCTGCCCCACTATCGTCGTCACCATCGAACTCGAAAGCGGACATGTCGACATCGTTGCCCATCCCGTACAGCATCGAAATTAACCGGCCCACCTGATACTCGGACTCGGCCAGCATATCGCCGACGGGCTCGGGCATCGCCGGGCGGCCAGGGCGCTCCTCGTCATCGATCATCGACAACGCCGACACGTATAGCCACGACTGCGCAGCCAACAGGCCGAGCGCCACCATCTTCCTGTCCCGGCGGGAAGACCCCGGCAGTAGTTTGCGGATCTGGGCTACCCCCGCATCGTGTATTGCCGAACCAGCATCATCACAGTCGTGATCGGGCTCATTGACCCACTCGCTAATCAGCTCGGGCTGCGACTTGAACAGGTCACGGGCCCAGAGCTGCCCGGGCAACAGCCCGCTAAACTCTAGTCGGTCCTCCAGCAGGCCGCTATTGTATTTGCGGGACATTGGCCCGCAATCCTCGGGGTCCTCGGGTGTCTCGTTCTCGTCTGTCATTTGCTAAACTCCCAGCCGCACCGGTGACACTCATCGACGGTGCCAGTCGGGTGCCGGTAGTTTGTTAGTAGATCTAGTGGGGGCATTGCGGGGTCCTTTCGTGTTCGTGGAATGGCATTACCTAACATCTTAGCAGGTGCGGACTGTTCATGTCGCCTCGCTGTCGTCGCCGTCAGTGCCCCACAGCTCGTTAATCTGGTCGTAATCGTTGATTGGGAGCGGCAAACGCTCGCAACGGGTGAAAGGTCGGTAAGGGTGAATCATTAGGTCTCCGGTCATAGGTTGTTGATGTCTTCGGGCGGCGCCTGTGCCGCGGATTGGTATAGTGTGCCACAGTTGTGACAGAAATTAGAGCAGTCTGTCACAGCAAATTCCCATATAGAATATAGAGAATAGTAGTAAGTGTGACAGAAAGACAGTTATTACAAGGTACCCCCCCTATATAAGAGAAGTTTCTATTACTAGAAGAAACAGGGTAGGGGGTGTGTAGAATCGTGGCTCAGCGGCACAGTAGGCTAAATCCCCTTATTCTATATGACGGAGCCTGTGCCGCAACCGCGGCACAGTCCGGCACACCTGTCACGACGGGATCGCCGTCACGTGATACCGCCACAGAAAGAAC